TAATCAAAGCGTCTCTGCGGGCCGTATAAGCGGACAATCACATATCATATCAGGTGCATGGGCATGGGTGGGCATGACAAGCGCGAACCAACTATCAGTGCGGACAGGTGGACGGGACGCGCAGGACGGCCAGCCGATAGGCGCGAACCCACTCGCAGATCACAGACCCCACCACACCCGTCTCCCACCCGACCTTCTCTTGGCGCGGGCACTGCGACTGGGAAAATACCCCCTCTCGAAAATTTTCTGTGCAAAAGTAACCCGTCAAGTAATAATTTATTAGGAACGCTACAACGCTATGGGACGCTATTTGAGCGTGGTGTAGCGTGGACGCTATCGCGCTATCCGCCCTTATAGAGGGGCGGTAGAGCGTAGCGTTGTCTAGCCCCCACCCCCGTCTCTTCTCTTTCTAGAGAACCCCCCTACCCCCTTCTTTTAAACGAACCCCGTCTTAAATATTTTTCTCTGTTATAAATTCGGGGCTGGTTTTATAACGGGTTACTCTATTAAAGGAATTGTCTCTATCCTTTAATATGTCTACGGCTTATACATATTGGGGGGAACGTGTCTATGTTTCGGGGTTTTGTGTACATGTTTCGGGCTTTAACTGTTAACTACAGGGGTTTATTCAAGCCAAAATTGAACTATTGCCCATTTTGTACTCAATTGTCATCTTCTAGAAAAATTGGGGTAGCCCCTCCGACATAGGCTCCAGCCACGTTGTAGTCGAAGTATTCGTAGGCTTGCTCCTCGTTCATGCCCTCCTTAATGAAGCATTGGATGGCTTTGGACTTGGAGTAGATGGCTATGGGGTCATTGAACTGATAGCCTATTCCGATAAAGGCTTCTTCTAGGCCGTCTGCGAATACTGCGCTCTCCTCTCTTTCCTTTAGGAGCTTATCTGCCTCTATGGTGGTCATTCTGTTTCGGGGTTGGTCTCGATTGGGCCCAAGGGTATGGGTTGGTTGAGCATAAAGGGCCGCTGGTGGGCTTTTCTGCTGGATGGCTTACGTCGATAGCCAACGAGGCACAAAGTCTCTCCTAGGACGTTGTAGATGGGAAGCAACCTTCCTTGCTTTAGCATTCTGTTGATTTTGTCCATGGGTACTCTGTTTTGGGGTAATGGTACGTTTTTGCCGCTTAGTCTATCTCTATGGAGGTGGAGGTTTTTGCTCATTTGGGTTCGGGCTTCTTTGTGTCAACTGGTTTTTTCTTCACCCACTTGATGGAGTCGTAGTTGTCCCGATACTTCGGGCCGTCTACTTTCCTTGGTTTGTCCCCCTTGCCAGCCATCTAAAACTCCAATGGGTCAATAACCCAGCCTAGTTGGGGGTGGCGATCTATGATTCGGCGTTGCAACCCCTTAACAAAGTCTTCTCCAGACTCCTTGATATCGCTATCCAACCAATCTCTGGTGGACTCTAACAGTGTTCTTAACGTAGCTTCGGCGTGGGCCAGATCGTCGTTAAGCTGTGCAATTGTATTATTCATGTGTTTAGAAGTTGGGGTGGGAGATAAGTCGAATTACCCCCCACCCCGTTGTCGGCGCAAACCAAACGACAAATTTAGAATGCCTCGTCTACTTCTTCTTCCTTCTTGTAAGGAGGAGAGAATTTGAGGCTGATGTAGTCCACTCCCTTTTGGGACTTCTGTTTCCAGCCCGCAACGTCGAGGAGGACGCCATTGACCATTACCTTACCCTTGTGGGTCGGGGCTTTGGGGTTATCACTTTTGTTCGGGAACAATGCTCCCGAATTGTCTTTTTGCTGATTGCTCATATGTTATTTGGTTTCTTTATTGTTGCTTCACTAATAGCCAGTAGATCCACAGTGGGTACTACGGTCATCAGATCTTTTCTACCTTCGCGTTGGTAAAGTCTATAGACAGCGGGCTTCAAGCTTTGTTCACTATTTCCCACAATTGCTTCGATATAGGGCATGAGGGCGCGGCGATTGACCACGATCCAATAGCGTCTGGTCTCAAATGCGATGTAGTCAGCCTCTCCGTAGAGCCAGCCCAGTTCTCCGTGGACGTTGCGTAGCTCGACAAAATGCATGCGGTCTGTGGGTTTTGTGTCGCTTCGCTTCCACCTCTTCATTGCCTTAACATCGTAACGCTTGCCATCCGATTCCACATCCCAATGCTCTTTCATATCTTGTTCAGGAGTTGAGAACTTGGGATTGTTTAGCAGTTGAGCAAACCGTTGTTCGGCTTTTTGCCCGATTTCATGGCATGACTTGGTCGCTTCATGGCATGTTGTAGTTGTTTCGTTGTATGTTTCCATAGATAGCTTAGACCCCGTAAGTCTTGAAGCGTTCAAAGTTTATTGCCATACACCGCATGGCCTTGCCGTCATTCCCCACATCCTTGGCCCATACAGCATTATCGCTCACCACCCCGTATTCTTGGAGGAAGTTCATTACTTCAACTTCGTCCTCAAGTCGGGTTTTGATCCACCTCTCTAGTTTATTCCCAGTATAGGAGGGCATAAATACCATAGGAGAATGTTCCCCAAAAGATAATGGCTAAGATAGAGGCTGCAACAATTGTGGTTAGCTTCATTGTTATTCAGGTTTAATGCGGTCTTTGATGACCTTGAGAGCCACGACAAGCATAGCACCCCAGAAAACAATAGCTACAAATGAGTCAACCATTGCGGCGATTAGTAAGGCATCAGTCAAGGTATTTGTCAGTTATCTTCCACCAGCCGATAAACAAGCAGGCCAGCATTGCGTAGATAGATCCTAGTGCTTCCATTGTGTTTGTGTTCCTTTCATAAAGCAAAAGGGAGGAGGCGTTTTGCCCCCTCCCTTAAAACTACAGAAGCTTACGTTTTGCCCAGTGAAACAATTTGACACAAGTCTTAGCGATTTGTTCCAAATCCTTCCGCTGTAATGTTCCAACATAACCAATGCTTCCGTAGGGGCCGAATACGATGCCCGATGGTATTGTGCACCACATAATCTCACCTCCTTTCTGTAAAAGAACGAAGATCAGATTATGCCAGTTTTACTTTCCCCCGTAAAGAGTTATCCATAAAAGTCCCCACTGGGAAAAACAATATCCTCCCCAGATGACTGATAGGGCGTAGTTTCCGCGCACAGCTTGTTCCAGAGAAACAATACCATAGCAGATACCCACCGCCCCAATCAGCCAGATGCTAGTCATCAGAAGACTCTTCTTTGACTTCTTCTTGTTTCGGTGTGGTGGATTCCTTGAGAGATCCAAGGACTTCTTCCATACCATCGTAGGTAAGAAGAATGTCCACGGGATCAGAGTCTTTGCGCTCTCCTTGGATCATTACGATGTTATCAGTGCCGCCGTTAAGCAGTGTGTAGTCCTTGGCCACATAGGCGCTGTTCACGCGATTAGTAAGCACTTCGGACGGGTCTTGTTGTTTGGTTTCTTCACTCATAGATTTATTTGGTAGTCTTCGCTGAATCGGACGAATAGATTTCCGTCCATGTACATATGGTCGAGGTGGACTGGCTCTTTGTCAACCCGCCAAAGAAACATTGCCTTCCCTTCTCCGACTCGTTCGGTGGTGATGTAGCCTTCGTGGTCATGTTCAAACTGAGAACACTCTTTCCAGCCACTGACCATTTCAAAGACTTTGGATAGTCCTTCGCTCATAATTTGGTTAATAGAGACGAGGATTCGGGATATGTCAAGAGAAAATAACCCTAACTCCAGCCTCGTCAAACATCTGGAGGGCGGCCTTGAAGGAGTCGGCCCAACGCTCGTAGCTATCCAGATGGGCATTGAACGGGCAATACACATCTTTGATTCCAGACTGAATGATAGACGCCGCACAATGGGCACATGGTTGGAAGGGCCAGACAAAGAGAGAATAGTCTTTAAGTGGTTCTTTAGCCGACAAGATGGCGTTCATCTCGGCGTGGATAGTATAGAGGAGTTTGGTATCGCGATTTGTGATACGTTCATGGCAATCCTCCACTCCTCGCGGAAACCCATTGAACCCGACAGAAGCTATGGTTCGATCTGGTCGGACGATGACAGCGCCCACTTGTGACGAAGGGTCCTTACTCCATGTGGAGACTTCTTCAGCCAATTTGATAAACCGTGCAACCCACTTGTCTTCAATTATTTTCATCAACTTGGAATCCTTTGTTTTCTAGCTTCTTAACCATGGAGGAAATCATGGATGTTTTGAGTTTTCGCTCGTAGGAGTCTTTGGCTCTCCACATTTTGACTTCCGAAATTAGTAGATCAATTGAGATGATCGGGCTTTCTCCTTCAAAGGTCTGATATTCAGCAAGTAGCTGCTTGATTTCATCAATCTGCGAGCAGGAAGGACACGGGATGTAGTCTTTCCCATTGCTGCCGTTGAGTAGGTCAATCATAGTATGGGTCGGTAAGTTTTGCTGGGGGGAACAGCGCGGTGTTTAAAGATATGATTTTTTCGGGCATCATGCTCCAGATCCTTGTAGTCTCGTAACTTTTCTTGCACCACTTGCGATTGTTGAACATCCAGTGGTAGCCCAAAATGTAGGCATTGGCCATCTGGGCATAGCGTTTAAGATCTACGGGTAGTTTGTTTCGGGAGATCTTGCGGACAGAGCGCATCTCGCAATCCCACTCCAGTTCAACAACGAGTCGGATGTATTTATCCACATAGTCTACCTTCTTGCCAGCAAGCCAGTCATCTAATTTCCCAAGAGCATCCTCTCTGACATCGTGCCACTTGGGTCTTTGGAGTTGCTGGTCGAGGTGACAGGTCTCATGGACAAAAACATCAAGCCATGTGGATACGGGGCGCTTGGTGGCTATACGGAGTTCTTTATCATCTGCCCACCCTACAGAGGTGGCCTTGCCTGTGATGAGGTATTTCTGGGGAACAAACGAAAGTTTAAACTGGCGGTATTTAAGGATAGCCCGCCCCAGAAAGTTGATTGTCGCCTGATCCATCGTCACTCTTCTTCGACATCGGTTTCCTCAATTTGTTCAAACAGCCTTCTGATAGGATTGTCGCAAAAACCCTCTTCTTGTTCTGGGAACGGCATCAGAACACCCGTATCATCATAGGCGACTTTTAGATCATCATCAAACTGCTTTTGATTCACGGAACAACTCTATAATCGTCTCTTCTTTTTGACGAGTTTTTTCTTGCTTCGTTTCAATAGTGACATCTTCCGCACGGTCATCTGGAATTGCGCCAGCATAGCGGAGGCAGTCAATGAAGTATTTGAAAACGAGATTGTCTGGGTCAATAAGTCGTTTCCTTCTTGCCGTAAGGCGGATGTGAATGCGTCCTGTATTTTCTTTTTTGCCGCCGCTCTTCGCCAGTGGTTCATTGCGAACAGCGCGTTTAGGCTTGGCGTTACTGCTGGCACTCTTACGATTAAGAAAGGTTCGTTGGATTGTGTCGATTCGCTCATAGACTCCTTTACTCACTTCCACATAGCCTGCGGGTATTTCTTTCATTGCTCAAGCAATACTTCCTCTTTGAGTTTTTCGGCTTCGGGGTCGGGTGCGATGCACATCATCAGTGCTTGGCGAGCCTTCTCCAACTGCCTTTCTTTCTGCTGTAGCAACACCTCAAACACATCCGCATGGACGGGGTTGATGTTAGAATAGACTCGTCCAACAGTCATTTGATGGCCTCCCTAGCATATTTAGCCACAAGCTTTATGAATTCGGCGCTTGGTTCGTCGTTCTCGGAGTTTAGCCATGCCTCGCAGTCTTCGGCAATTAGTTCCAAATTGCGGCGGTATTGGTCTAATTTGCTTGCCAGACCAGAATTAAGAACCTGTCCAACTTCAAACTGCTGGATAACTTCATCGCGTTCGCTCTCTAGTTTTCGGCAAAGATCTGCAAGCTGATCGCAGCATTCATCGTAAGGAACCCTGTCAAACTCTTGATTGCTCAAAAGCATATCTGTTTCAGATACACTCATTTGATGATCCCCTCTTCACGGGCGATGGCCTCAATCTGGCTCACATACTCACGGGTGCAATTGAATACCTCGGCAACGGCAGTAAAGTTGGTTTCGGGATTGTTTATAATGAAACCCAAAATCTTGAAAGACCTTCCCCCGTTGGACAAGCGCCTTTTGGTGGTCTTCTTGCGCCTCGCCCGAATGCCAGTCCGCTTCAACGCCGAAGCCATGGCATGGTAGCTTGATCCGTGTTTTACGGCTAGTTCACCAATGGTGATTTCGGGGTTTTCTTGAATTTCAGTAGGTAGAGTAGATGTGTTGATCATATAATTATGTATTGACATTACACAGTAGCTGGGCTTTAATCGCCGTCAAATATTAATATTTCGGGGGCGTGGAGACTTTCGTTTCTGCGCCCTCTGTGGTTTAGCGCCGTTTCTTGGTGGCGCGAATTTCCTTTCCAGCTAACGCTTGCTGGTATGCTTCTTCGGTAATGACTCGCCCTCGCAGCTTGAATAGCCAGTTGGGTTGGCGTGTAAAGCTCCAACTAAGTCCTAAAGCTTTTAGAGTCGCTGCCGTCATTCCGCCCTTAATCTTGAGGCTTTCGACAATCTTGGAATCGATGACTCTGGTATTTGTGGCTTTGTCCCGCCTGTTTGGTTCCACGGGTTCGGTCATGGGTTCGGGCTTTGGTCTGGAAATCTTCCGTTGAAACTTGCGGGACTCCTCGCGTTCTACAGCGTGGAAGTTCTTGTGGCACTTTTTACAGAGACAGATCAAGTCATCAAGGTGGTTTAGTTCGTCCCCCTTATGCTCGTAAGTTCGATGGTGGGCCTGCAAGTCCAAGGGGCTATTACAGAGTTGGCAGCGGAATCCCGCCCGCTTCTTGACTGCTCTGCTCACCTCCCGCCAATAAGGAGTTGTAAGGTAGGCTTGGTATTGAGATTGCGTTATCATCGCGGAACCTTTGCGCTGCGCGGCTTATCGGTTCGGTCAGTAACTGGATTATTTCGGTATTTCATCCGATTACCACAATCCCCGAATTTCTCCCTGATACTCCTCCTCATCCCCATAACCCGATACAATACTTTCGGTATCATAGATAGTATTCTTATTAATTGTATTCTTAGGAATGGTATTCTGGTGATCTGAAGGTTTTCGATCGTCGATATTTCGATCTTCCAAAACCTTGAGATCGATAACTCCGCGCCAGTTGGTCTTGTTGCTTCTCTTATCGGCGGGAAGCGGAACGGTGTAGAACGTCCAGATGTTGCGGAAGGTTCCCCGCCCGAAGCTTTCAATCTTGTGGTGAGCATAACCAAAGGCTTCCAGTTCCTTCATATACTTCTTTACTCTGTTTGCAGGCTCGTTGGTGTGGCGCAACAGGTAGTCGCGGGTTACCTCCCACTCATCACAATTACTCAAGACAAGGGACATTACCCCCTTTGCCCCGAAAGACATGCGCGGATCTCGCGGTAGTTCGTTTGGCGTCTGAAAAAACCCGACTGGGTTAATTACTCTATAGATGGTTTGATGTTTGCTCATAGCAATAAATAAAATTGCCACTCAAATGACGGGGCGTGGGATGATTGAGAACCCGACAATGAACACTGCTAGATGCTCCCTCACCCCGCCACTTGAATGGCAGATTAATATTTATTGTTAGAGTAGTGTTCATATTGAATCGTCTGGGTTCTCACATCAGACTGTTGTAACTTCTCACAAAGGGTCAGACATGGCAAGTTCAAAAACGCTCAAAAAAACATTGAACGCCCCGAAGGGGCCATGGTCTATGTCTATATGAATACTTTTGGAGGCGGGGAGACTCGGCATGAAAATGCGAAGGCTTCAAAGATCGGGGGGTCGATGAAGTCGCGCCACCCCGCTTCCAATCTTTTTATGAAACCACTACTAATAGTATTACTACTAACAGCTAATATTCAGGCACAAGACGGTAGCTTTTCGGGTACAGTCTATGATTTGGATTCGGGGCGGATACAGGTCATCAGCGGATCTGTGGATATCAAACCCAAGGAGGATACCTATCTTTCTACCCTTCGCCGCATCAATGCGGAGTTGGCGGAATCAAACGCCCGTATGAGTGCGGAGATTACAGCCAACAATCAACTTTATGAACTGCGCGAGCAGACAAGGCTCTTGCGTAAAATTGCCGACCAATGAGCAACTATCTCAACGTCAATATCCCCACCTTCTTTGCTTTTGTAGATGAAGGGTTCTTTTATGACTTGGAACCTTGTGTCAGCAGGGAGAGACAACTAGTCGAGGTATTTGCCTTCACCTCCATCCCCCAACGATGTGGATTGTTTAGCGTGATGACTGAATACGGAAGCCAACATGCCCGTGTCCCGATCCATTACCTCCATGCAGAGGATACAGGAGGATCGTCTTACCCATTGGACTGGATACAGCTATGGGATTCCATGAGCTACTATTGCTCGGTTAACATCTTGGACTACTGCAAGAATCGGGCAGCAAACATCATGCTAAAGAACAAAACCTTTGAAAGGGCTAAGTATATGTTCACCTTGGACTGGTGTTTCGGCCCCCAGTATACCTCTGGCTACGGCGAGATGGCGGCTGGGCATAAGTGCGGTCATGTATTAGTAGGAGAAGGTGGTCAATATTTTTTACAACCTAACAACCGTGTGCTGTGGATGGATGGGGGATCGTTTATTGCCAAGCAATTCCCCATGAAGCCTGACTGGAGGGTCTTTAGCCAAGAGTTTAGCTGCGAGCATACGGGTAGTAGGTGGGTTAGCGAAAGCGAGGAGGAACTATGGTTCTACGATTTCAAAGAGCAGGGATAGTAATCGCACTACTTATTACAAGTGGTTGTGTTTCCTATCCACCCCGCCCCTATCCTTGGAACTTTCCCCCAGAACATGAATGGAATGCACCCTTGGAGACTAGCTGGGTCAATGCCGTTGATGCCTTCCGTAACTGGACAGCCCCCAAGGGGAGAGTCTGGAATCCGATTATTCGGCAGTATGAGCCTGATTTTGGCTATGAGATTGAACTGATGAAGGTTCTTGAGAAGGATATTGAAGAGCATGAAATGTATCAATAATCCATCCCTGCTTTCGGGCCTCTCGTCCATTAGCGTGGCACCAATCATGGCAACCCCGACAAAGCGCGGCAAACAGACTGTAATCACAAAGGTATCGACCAACCCTGCCCGCCTTATGATGGATGTCTTGACTCTTCGACTTCTTGCACTTCTCACACATGGGATGCAGTGCCAAGTAAGCTTTCTTCACCTTTGCATACTCCTTGTATTCACTCTGGCGCTTGGGGGATGCATGCCGCAACCTTCCGCTGCGTTTAAGTGGAGTTTTTGAACGAAGTGGAGTTTTTCTTGTCATACCTACTATGATCACTTGGAACGATTACAATGATACAAAACCTGATGCAGAGGGAATCTACCTCATCAAAAACGATGAGTCAAACCCTCCATTAAAATGGGCCTGCCACTACCACCCCCACCATGGATGGAGCGGGGTTGGACATATCCTTGAACGTGTGATTAAGTATTGGACACCATGGCCCGATTCAAAGTAGTCCTTACGGTAATCAATGAAGACTCCGTTTCTCCATTCGTTGTCGGCCCAAGATTTCGTAGGGGCGGGCCCATGCCGATGGAAGCACTCTACGCTGAACGTGGTGGCTACTTCTTCGACCCAGAATCAGAAATCGAGATGGCCAGAGATTGCGCTGAACAGTTTACCAAATACCTCAATCAAGCAGAAACCAAGAAAAAGAAAAAATGACTAAAGACAAAACATTCATTGTGTGCTACGGGGATAAAGTTGTGGAACTCCATGCCTCTGGACTAAGCAAGGAAGAAGCAACCATTGAGTCTGAAAGGCTAACAGGCAAAGGATATAACAACGTTCGTATTCGCTTGGAAGATCCTGTTCATCCGACTTGGCCGCTCAACTTCGACGCACAGTGAATATTGCTTTTGCTTATCACAACGGGGACGCCGAATTAGCCATGGAGTCGGCCAAAGCGATTACGGCTTTTGGCATCAACATGCGACATAAAGCGACCCTATGCTGTACGAAGGATACATTTGGAGCTTCTGATATCATCCATGAACTAAAGAAGAGCTTTCCCGAAGTAGACCAATTGTTCACCCAAGACGGGTTTGATGGCTGGCCAATTGGCCCTAACCAGATGTTTGCCGATGTGGCCGCTGCCATGTATTCAACCAATGTTCCATTCTACTTCTGGGAGCCAGATTGCGTTCCCATGAAAGAGGGGTGGGTTGACGATCTCGACGCCGAATACCACAAACAGGTTGGTATCCTTGGTCACCTTTACGAAGGGGGTATGGCATCCAATGGTAAAAACATCTACAAGATGATCGTTGGAAGCGCGGTCTACCCTCCTAATTTCTTGGACTTCTGCCCTTCGGCCCAATCTCTATCAACCTACAATTTGGCCTATAGGGAATCGGGAAATGTTCCAGAGCCTTGGGACGTTCGTTGTCGCTGGAACTTCATGGAGATTGGCCGCGACACACCCCTCATCCGAACCTACTGGAAAAGCGTGAACTACCAGTGGAAGGATGGAAAGATTGTATTCTACGCTGAAGACCCCGAAGCCCAAGCGGTTCAGGGTGTTACTTGCCAAGACAGAATCATCTCCAGCCAAGCGGTGGTCATCCACGGGTGTAAAGACGGATCTCTCCACAAAATGGCACAAGAGGGGTTTCCAATGCCGTCAGATTCGACGGGATTAGTGCAAAGCGTCAACAATGATGCACAAAGTGGGGCGGTTTGTGATAAAGCATCTAAAGTGGTGCGTAAACCGCCCAAAAAAACCAAGAAGAAGCGGGTAATCTCGGAAGTAGAGCGCGAACGCCGCAGGCAGGCGATGATGGAAATTTTGCAAAGAAAGCGTGAACGAAAGGCCCAAGAGGCTGTCTAACGCTTCCTATGCAAGAAGTCATCTTTGAACCATCCGCCGAAACCGCCATCCTTTCCTGCCTCTGTCATGCTCCGTCAGAGGATCAGCGTGAGATCCTTTTATCTATAAAGGAAGATCACTTTTACCTTCAGGAGAACAAGATCATCTTTCGGGCAGTCATGCGCTGTATCGCCAAAGGGATGCAGGCAGACATCATTAATGTTAAGGGAGAGATCGAAGCTGCCAACGAATACGATATCGTCGGGGGTGAACAAAAGATTACAGAAGTTGCAACTTCGTGTGTAGCCCACAACAACTGGAAACGTTACTATCCCAAGTTGGAAGAAGCCCGCTACAGAAGGTCGCTGGAATACTTGGCCAACGACATGGTTCACAAGGCCAGAGACCGCGAATTAAAGATCGAAGAACTCAAGAACTGGTCGGAGACCACTGTCATGCGGGCTGACTATGAGATGGATGATGGCAGCAAGCTTTCTATTAACAATGCCTTGGATCGTGCTGCCCAGAACATCGAATCCACGATCGCTGGAAAACCCTGTATAGGCATTCGCACTGGCATCACTCCATTGGATGACCTTCTCATGTTTGGCTTGCGCGGCGGAGACATGGTTGTCTTGGCCGCAAGACCAGCAGTTGGCAAGACGGCCAGCGCCCTTCAAATTGCCGAAAACGTGGCACTCAACCAAAAGAAGCGGGTCTTGATCTTCTCTTTGGAGATGACAAGCGTTGCCCTCATGGAGCGCATGATCCGCTCGCGGGCGCGTGTGGGCGCTGCTGACATCTTGTCTGGTCGGGTAACCCCGCATCAGAAGCAATCTCTCGGAAGGGCCGTGCAGGAAATCCAAGCATCCGAAATCATCTGTGACGATAGCTCGGCCAAATCTATCGGCTATCTCAAGGCGGTAGCTCGCCGCGCCCATCAGCGCACACCGCTAGATCTCATCATCATTGACTACCTTCAGTTGGTCAAGGGCGATAGCAAGCGTGGAAAAGACAATCGCGTGTGCGAAGTGGAAGAGATTAGCGGCGGCATCAAGGATCTGGCCAAGACCCTCAAGGTTCCTGTTCTGGTGCTGGCTCAACTCAATCGCGACCCAGACAAGCGCGGAGGACGCCCCAGCCTTTCAGACCTCAAGGGATCTGGAGCCATCGAGCAAGATAGCGACATTGTCATCATGCTTCACAGTGAAGACGCCCAAGACCATGAGCAGAATCCCACCATGGAGTTTATTGTCGGCAAGCATCGTGACGGGCCCACAGGCGTAGCCAACATGAGCTTCAATAAGGGGATTACCCGATTTGAGGTGGCGTAGCCTTCCAGCAGAAGGCTGGGAAGTTCAACCCTTCCCCACCTTGTGTGTCAACTGGAAGATGGACAGAGACTGCATTGTAACAGCCACAAATTCCACAGGCTTTAAGCTGCTGGTCATAAGATGTTGTTTTTGCTCCCGCAATATGGGGTAGCATTCCAGCAATTCCCTTGCACCCCCAACAGCCAGAAGTGGAAATTTGATGTGGGCAGGCTGCACAAATCTTGGCCCTGCGCTCCGCCTCCTCTTGATCGACTAGCTGGAATTTGTTGTCTTTGGCAAAGTGATACATTGCCTTGACCCAGCGGACAATTTGAGAGAACCCCAAAGTTTGTTTTTCTTGGGTGCATGGCACACAGTTTTCGTTTCCAGCCATTCTGTCGCAAAGATTGTGTTCTATTTGTGACACAAGATCCACTGGCGGTGTAATGCCCTTGGAGATTAATAGCTTCTCGCAATTCGCAACCATGTCATGCCAATCGCCTCCGCGAACGGGCTCGTCCACAATCGGACAATTTACCCACCATCCCTGTGGGGGAACACTTGATTTTCTCTCGTAGCAAAATTTTGGTACCTCATTCATTGACAACTAACTCCGCTTCATAGGTGTTGTTTTCTGGAATCTTCATGGATTCCAACTTGGTAGCAATGTTAATTTGAATTGCATTCTGTTGGTTGTTGCCCTCAGAAAAGTTGATGGCGGCAGCTTCTGCCAACTGCTTGATGTTCCGCATCATTCCAAGAGCTTCCATACCATCTAGGTCTTGCGCGGCATCAGCGGCCTTGACCAATACCTTACCAGTCAGAAACTTGATCGACTTCTTCATGGTTTCCAGAGACGCCGTGATTTCTGACATCACAGAAGGAACTCCATCATCTTCCCAAGGAGCGGGAGATTGTTCGTTTACCAAACGCTCCCTACACTGAATCCAGCGTTGGGTATCCCGCCATAGGCAAACAGTAGACTCGCTTACCTTTAGTTCCTCGGCAATATCCCGCAGGGTGCGCCCAGAACAGTACATGGAGAACCCCTTGATACATTCCATTCTACGCTTCTTGTCCATCTCCTCCATTCTGGAAGGAGGTGTAACCAAGGCTACGGGACGTTCTTTATCCCAAGGGTAGAGGTTTTCCACTTCGGGATTTTCCTGCCATACCTTGACATACTCGTCCCACTTCTCGCTATAAATTAGTTTTTCCAGAGTTGGTTTATGCTTTGTTTCCAAAGCTTTCATTACCTCTGGCAATCCCCTCCCAGCGGCGTAGAGCCTAAATGCATTCTGTTTTTTGATGCGGTTTTCTGGCGTATCCCAATCCCGCTCTCCGCTCTTGCGCTTTTTCTCCATTCGGATTAGTTTAGTATAAATTTCATAAATGGCAACAGTTGATCAAGGGATAGAGAAATACGGGAGGTTGTGGTTACCTAAAGACGGACAGGCAATTACGCCAATCCGCATTGAGATGGACGCCTTCTTGCAGGGGCTTACCCCCGAAGAAGGTGGGCTCGGCAAGGCTCGACATTATCGCAATGTTGTCTCGGCAATCTGGCCAACCTTCCAGTGGCATAGGTGGGCGGAACTTAGCGCACAGGCATTCTGCAACCAGATCTACGAGGTGGATGAGGCTACGGGCAATCGATTTGTCCGAAGTGTTACTGGTCTCGCTGGTGGCACCGACTCTGGAAAGTCCTACGGGATGGCGGCGTTTGCGCTGGTCAACTGGTTCTGCGATCCGATCAATACAATGACCATTGTGGTCTCTACGTCCAAAATTGACGCCAAACAGCGTATCTGGGCGGCACTGGTCAAGATGTATCGCGAAGCCCGAAACATGGGACTGGCTTCTGGAAGACTCATTGAGTCCATGGATATCATCAAGCTTTCGGATGAGGAGGGGGCTATTATTGATCCCGAAACAGGAGTGAGTGACGCATCTTCCATCATGCTTTTGGCGGCTGGCGATGAATATAAAGATGATGCCCAAAAACGACTTCAGGGTAAAAAGAATCGTCGTATCGTGTTGATAATAGACGAGTTACAGGACTGTTCTGCTTCCGTAATTAACGAAGCGGTCTGGGGATTCAAGGGCGCACAAGAACTCTACATTGTCGGCGCTGGCAATCCCTCCTCCATCTTTGACCCCCATGGAAAGTTCTGCGAACCCATCAAGGGATGGATGAGTGTGGACGAGCAAACCCCGAATTGGAAGATACGGGTGGCTGGTATTGAGGGAGTATGTATCAGGTTTGATTCTGAAAACGACAACCCGAACCAACAATCGTTCGATGCGGGCAAGGGACTGCGTTATCCGTTTCTCCCCAAACCTAATGATGTGGCCTTGGCCCGAAAGGAACTCGGAGAACTTAACCCCCAGTATTGGAGGAAGTTTCGGGGCTTCTGGCCTCCTGCTGACGCTGACGATTCCACGATTGTCTCGGACATCCTGCTGGCCCGCCATGGGGCACTGGATAAGCCGATCTGGGATGGAACCCCGAAAGATATTGCAGGGATTGATCCAAGTTACACTGAGGGAGGTGACCGATTCGTCTTTACCCACCTCAAGTATGGCAAGCTGATTAGTGGCAAGTGGGCGATAGCTGTCGAAAAACAGTATGTCCTTAACCGAAGGGCTGGGTCTCAGGAAGACTTCCAATACGAAATGATCCAACAAATCCACGATCTCTCTCTTAAGTTGGGAATTCCAAATCAATGGATGGGCGTAGACGCCTCGGCTGGTGGTATCTTTTGGTCGATTGGAGAAAGGGAACTGCTAAAGGGTTGGCACGCAGTAAGTTTTGCAGGAGCGGCTTCAGATCTTCCAGTAAGCGCCCAATACGCCATGAGGAACGAAGCCACGGGAAAACCCCAAGTAGGCAAGGAATTGTTCCACAACATGGCTTCAGAACTTTGTTTCGCCTCCCGATACTTCTTGGAGTGTGAGCAACTCAAGGGGATTACCCCTGATCTGGCATGGGAAATGACTCAGAGAAAGTATGTACGAAGGACTCGGAAGATTATTATTGAGTCCAAGACCGACATGAAAAAGCGGATTGGAAAGTCTCCCGACTTATTTGACTCATTTGCAGTAGGATTGTTTGTTGCTCGTAAGGTATTTGGAGCCATGGCTGGTAGTGAGGCGATTGAGGAAAAGAAACGGATCAACAAAGAGACGTTTAAAAAACTCAAACAAGCCTTGACTATAAGGAAGAATTGGTAGATTCTATTTGCCATTTATGGCTCAACTACCGATTGCGGAAGCGGACATCTGCGTGTTTCAAGGTGCCACTTTCAATCAGACTTTATTCTATGAGACGGGCGAACCATCGGCTCCCGTGGATCTTGCGGGATTTACGGCCAAGATGCATATTCGGTCAAAACCCGAATCCAAGGCACTAATTCTTGAATTGTCTACAACTAATGGTAGAATTGTTTTGAATGAAGCTACTGGATCTATTAGGCTTACTATATCGGCGTCTGACACGGCATCGCTCTCGGTTTGTGATAAAGCCGTATATGACCTTGAGCTTTACAACGGGGCCGTCACAACCCGAATCCTGCAAGGCAATGTTATCATTTCACCAGAGGTTACCCGCTAAATGAGCAAGATCTGTATCCCTATTCCTTCTTCCAGTGTTATCGGCGTTTCCTCAACCCCGATTCAAACTCCCAGCGTCAATATCCTTCGTGTCGAGCCATCAATCACTGGACTAGAAGGTGGTGGATCAGCAAATCTTGATGGATTGGCCACAGTTAGTGGAACCTATGCAGTTGGGATTGTTATCTTTTTGGTGATTGCTGGGCTTCCTGCCATTTATCAACTAACAAATGGCACCGATGCCGAAAATTTGCCATTCGTAGTCAGGCCCAATGATTATGATAGCCAAACAGGAACTAAAAGGGTTTGGAAGCGACTAATGTAACAATGAAATATATTCTCTCACTTATTATCAGTGGAGCCTTGGTGGTTTCGGGCTTCGGTCAAACGCGCAATGTTCTGGTTGGAACCAACAACGCTGTAGTCCAGCCCACCAACTTTTGGAGTGCGGACGCTTCCAACGCTCGCACGGGACTCGGTTTGGGAACCGCAGCCACAAACCCAGCATCCGCATTCCAATCTTCTTCTGCCACGCTTTCCAACTTGGCTGCGAGTAATGGCGGAAATTTAACGAATCTTCAGTCCGCAAATTTGGTTGGCATTATTCCAGCGTCCAATATTCCGTCAACTACATTAACCAATATTTCTGGAACTCTTTCGATTGCTTCTGGTGGAACAGGAGCCACCAACGCCGCAACAGCAAGAACTAACCTTGGATTGGGCTGGTCTGCGCTTACGAATACAGATGCCACAAACTTCCGCAATGCCATCGGGCTTGGAGTTTTAGATAGTGTTGAATTTACAGATATAACTGCTGTTAATATTTTGGGAAGTGGAAATACCAATATAGTAATTGACTTGGATGATTCTTGGTTGTTGGCAGAAGGTTCAATTGTTTTTGAATGGCAAACAGAAGCAATAACTTTTTATACTCCAATTGCGTTTGGGGGAACAAATTCAAGTCTTCAGGCATCAAAAAGTCGCACAAATCTTGGCCTACCTTGGAGTGGGCTAACCAATACCAACGCTGTTGGATTTCGCAATGCTTTGGAAATAGGGACAACCAATACTCTTACAATTGCTGGAATTACTGCTCAAAATATTACGGTTACGGCGGGAGGTGGTATTACATTGCAGTCTGTTATTACAAATGCCGCATCGTTTAGGACTAATATTAGCCTTCCTTGGTCTGGTCTCACAAATGCAAATTCTTCAACATTCCAAGCGGCATTATTTGGATCTAATACCAATCCAGTTTTGGTTAATACCAACGGAGAAGTGGTTAGTCCAACCAACTTCTGGGCAGTGGCTCCCATTTCCACAACTGTCCAATATCAGACAAATGTTACTGGAACATCAACAAATGATGCAACAAACAGTCGCAATCTATTTCTGTTCAGTCTTTCTCCTTCGGTGTCGGGAATTACCAATACGGTGACATTGCCCACGAACCCCGCAACCACATTTGAAGGAGATAGAGCAACTATTATTCATCTAGCCCAAACAACCAATGCTGTAACAGCTATTAGGCAATTGGGCGCAGCAACCAATATTATTACGCTCAACCAGCTTGATGAAACGGTTCTATTGATGTATCGCAGCGGAGCATGGATACTGGCCGACAACATCTCTTATGTTGAGCCTATCTTCTTTTCAGGAACCAATGCAGCAGCTAATGCGGCGGCAAGTAGGGCAAATTTGGGATTGGGCGCGACCAATCAAGTTGTGTTCTCAAATGTTGTTGCACAACAAATACAAACAGCCGCCGTTGCGCCAATCTATACACTCGATTTATTTAACGCAAGCATCCTTTTTAACACAAACATCCTTCTTAGTTGGTCTGACACAGAATTTACATTCGCAATTCCCGTTGAATTTGGTAACACCACTAACGCCGCAACTACTCGCACCAACCTCGGCCTTGGCCAAACCAATAGCGTCACATTTTCTTCGCTAACTCTTTCAAGTGATCTAACTTTTGGCAGTGGAGATAACATTGTTCTGTCCACAACAAATGGAACAAAGATTGGAACAGCAACAAACCAGCTTCTTGGCTTTTATAATCAAACTCCTATTGTGCAACCATCCACAACGGGAGTTACCACCAACGGATTTACTCAGGGAAGCGGAAACAATGTCCACCCAAATAGCACATTTACTGGTGGCATAGGAACAAATGCATACACGATTTCGGATATTGTAGCGCATTTGAAATCTCTTGGACTGATCGCTCCTTAAGCACATTTTATAAATGACTAACTACTGGAGACTTGAAAGAGATATTGAAATCGTCCAAGGAAAAACATGGACGGCGAAGTTTCGTTATCTGACCAAGTCTTGTAAGGGGAAGTCTAATGTCCCAGTCAATCTTTCGGGCTACGGGGCCAACATGGTCATCCGTGAGTGCGCCAAGGATAGTGCCACTTTGCTCACATTGACCTCTGGAAGCGGGATTACGCTCGGCGGGAGCGCGGGCACCATCGAAATCGAAATCACCGCTACACAGGCCGCAAACCTCACCGCAGGCGACAACGTCTACGAAATCGAACTCTACCTCGGCTATACCTATATCGCATTTGCTACGGGTAAGGCCAAGGTCTATCAGGAGATTGCCCGATGAGCCAAGAAGTCATTGAGGTAACAGAAAGAGAAGTAGAAGTTATTGAGATTGTGGAGCGCGGCCCCGTTGGGCCAACTGGCCCGCAACCAGATATTAACTATACTGTAGTTTCTTCTAATACCACATTGCAGGCAGCAGATCTTATTGCTGCCGATACTTCTGGAGGGTCTTTTACTCTTACTCTTCCACTAAATCCTAGTAACGGTGATGCGGTAGACATCTTCGATTTCTCTGACACTTTCGACACCAACAATCTGACTATCGCCAGAAACGGAACCAAGATTGAGGGAATTGAAGAGAATTTAGTCTGTAACATTGAAGGAGCCTACTTCACGATGATTTATACGGGAGCAACCCGTGGATGGCAGATTCTTCCGCGCTACGGCACTTCTGGCGGTGCTGGAGAGTCTACACTTACCACAACTGGTGACATGCTCTATCGGGCTACAGGCGTCAATGCCCGACTCCCAATAGGAACCGCAGGACAGGTTCTGAAAGTAAACAGTGGAGCCACTGCTCCCGAATGGGGAACCATCTCCACCGCACCTAGCGGCCCCGCAGGCGGAGACCTCACTGGAACCTATCCTAATCCAACTTTAACTACTACGGGGGTTGTTGCTGGTACCTACACCAAAGTCACCGTTGATGCCAAGGGGCGGGCTACTGTCGGAGCTTCCGCCACAAAGTCTGATGTCGGATTAAGCAATGTGGACAATACGTCTGATGCCAACAAGCCCGTATCCACAGCTACCCAGACGGCACTAAATCTCAAAGCCAATCTAGAATCTCCCGCTCTCACGGGAACCCCGACAGCACCTACTGCTGCTGCTGGAACTGATACTACTCAGATTGCTACTACGGCATTTACGCTGGCGAATCGCGGAGACCGATATCTAACAACCAGCACATCTTCCCACTCTCTTACTACTGGTTCCAAGACATTTACTGTACAGTCGGGACTTAGTTATACTCCAACACAGGACGTTACCATTGTATACGATGCAGCCCGTCATATGCATGCTTTTGTTACCAGCTATTCTGGAACATCATTGGTTGTTAATGTCGATACCGTAGAAGGTAGCGGAGGGCCATTCACAGCTTGGACGATCAATGTTGGCGGGCTTTTGACGGCGCAAGGGGCGCTTCTAGAGGTTAACAATCTCAGTGATGTCAGCAACCCCGCAACCGCACTAACTAATATCGGAGGTGTGCCAACATCCCGAAGTATTAGTGCTGGCACTGGATTGACTGGCGGCGGCGACCTCACGGCCAACAGGACTTTGGCCGTATCTTACGGAACCACAGCGGGAACCGCTTGCGAGGGGAATGATGCGCGGCTTTCGGATGACCGCGACCCGAATCTTCATGCCGCAAGTCACCTCCCCGATGGCGCGGATGAGCTTTTTGATCAGTCGTTGAATACGGGGGATAACGTTGAGTTCGCTAATGTAATATCCACTAGCGGCGTCGAAACTTTCGATCTCATTGTTAATGCTAGTTTTGAGTTTAAGGACTCAGCAAACGAATTTTCTGCAACAATATCCGCTCAAGACAAACTTAGCGCAAACAGGCAAATTGATATACCCAACGCCAGCGGAACACTCGCCCTCCAAGGAGCCATCACCACCTCTGGCCTAACCCAAGCCACCGCCCGCATCCTCGGCCGCACGACAGCCAGCACAGGTGCCGTCGAGGAAATAACAATCGGCTCGGGATTGAGCCTGTCGGCGGGGGAGTTGTCTTCCACCGTCAGCGCGGGCATCCCTGCAACCCTCCTTGACGCCAAAGGCGACCTCATCGTGGCCTCGGCAGCGGATACGGCGGCACGGCTGGCAGTCGGAGGCACCAACGGCCATGTGCTGACAGTCGATTCGGCTGAGACTTTGGGAGTGAAGTGGGCGGCGGCGGCTGGAGGCATCGGCGGCGGCACAGGCTCCACCGACAACGCCATCCTCCGCGCTGACGGCACAGGGGGCAGCACGTTGCAGTCGAGCGGACTCGTCATCGAAGACGCAGTGACCGCTTTCGCCACAGTCACAGGCGACGCGGGCACCGACATTATCACCGCCACTGGCTCGGCTTTCGCCAACGGCCAAAAGGTGCGCTTCACGGCCCTCACTGGAGGCGCGGGGCTTAACACCACTACCAACTACTTCGTCATCAACGTCAGTGGAGCGACATTCCAGTTGTCTACGACAGAAGGCGGATCGGCCTCGCTTTTCACAACCAACATCACGGCTGGCACTTTGCTCACGGGACACTCCGCCCAAGCTCATGTTCAAGTAAGAAACGCAGCAAGCGATACTAATTCGGCCTTGGTGCTAACACCGAAAGGAACTGGGGCATTTATTGTTGGGCCTACTCCAGATGGAACCGCAACTGGCGGAAATGCAAGAGGCGCAAATGCTATTGATATTTCTGCAAACAGATCAACAGCAGATCAGGTGGCGAGCGGGAGTAGTTCTTTGGTAATCGGCCAAGGAAGTCGAGCAAGCGCGTCATTTGCAATCGCTTTTGGACAAAACATAAATTCATCAGGCCAAGAAGGCGTTGCGGTGGGATATAATTCAAACTCTTCTGCATTTCAGTCTTGTGCGTTTGGGCCAAATTCAAATGCTAACACATCTACTGGAGCGTGTGCTGTTGGCCGAAACGCATCATGCAGTGGAGATACCGCATCAGCTTTAGGAAGTTCCTCAACTGCCAGCGCCACTAATGCAGCAGCAGTAGGGGCAGCAACAGCAAGTCTCCGCGCACAGTTAGCAAGCCGCCCATTCAATGCAATTTATTGGGGCGGCGAAACCACCACCGCAACCCCGCTCATTCTCAACTTAGATGCAACGGCCACCAACCGCTTCACCATCGCCGCCTCCACCGCGCTGGCCGTGGACATCCTGCTCGTCGCCCGCCGCTCGGACACGCAGGACAAATGGCTCGTCGCCCGCCGATTCCTCGGCATCCGCAGGGATGGTAGCAACAACACATCCCTCATCGGCACGGTGCAAGATTACGGACTCGACCAATCCGCAGGCTCGCCTTCATGGACGTTCGCGCTGACCGCCGACGATACCAACGAAGCCCTGCAACTAGAAGTGACAGGCGCGGCCTCCGAGACGATCCAATGGCGGGCCACTGCATTTTACCGAGTCGCTTAATATGAACTCCGAACAAATCTATAACGTCCTGCTTGACCAGCCGCGCCAGATCGACGGCAAGACATGGCACGGCTTGAGCTACCAGCTAACCCGCGACGAAAGCGGAAAGGTCACGGTCAACGAGCATGGATGGCCGACGAAGCTCACAATCTACGAGGCGGACGGCCCCGAACTGGATGCGCTGGACGAGGCCACGGTCAAAGCCGCTATCGAGGCCGCGCTGCCCGTGGATGAGAGCTATGTGATTCCGCCGCCGCCTGTGCCGTTTGTGGAGACTTTTACGGCAGAGCAAGTGGTCGCCAAGTATTTCTCCGCCTACCAAATCGCCGCCCTGCAACGCTTGGAAATGGCCCTGCTCCAAGCAGGCAAACCGCTCGGCCCGAAGATGACGGCCTGCAAGCAATGGCTGGAATCCGTCATGCTTGGCTGGGCGCTCGATCCTACGCCGAAGGAGAGCTTTGGCCAGCCTGCGGCATCGTTTGAAGAGGCCAGCGCGGAGGCTGTTACCGACCTCGCCAGCCCGAACCCCGAAACATAATAGTCGCCTAGAACCCCGAATCCAGATATACTAAATAGAAATGGCCTCCCTCTCTGCATATTACCCATTACCAGTAGTAGCTGGCACCACCGCAGGAACCTATGCGGAAGGAGATGACCCAAGGTTTGGAGACGGTCTCACCGAAGCCCCAGAAGACGGAATCATA